TTGTTTTGAATCTATAAGATTTTTCTTTTGTTATTCTGTCATCATCTTTTGTGAATTTAACCTTCATAATTAAATCACAACTATCCAATTCCAATTCAACACTCACTACCTTATATTCATCAAATGCGATATCATTTATTCTATACATAGATTAGTTCATCGTTGAACCTGATGGTGGGTTGGGGTCATCCCATATTATCAAAGGTAGGTTTTTAACCCACTGATAATCTGGATTGGTTGTAAAAACCATACATTGTTGTGATATAACCCAATTAAAATTAGCGTCTTGGACGGGGTTAAAATAACTATCATCAGTAAATAAAATACCTACAAGTTCTTCTTTTTGGTTTAAGGTCAAAAGACCAACTAATTGTTCCATATATTTTAATAATAATTTCTTCCTAATGATGTTTGATAAGTTTGAACTATGGTATCTATATTATACCAGTCTGTCGGTGTTAGTGTTGTTCCAAAAAACGCAAATCTGAATGTTCTACTTGTTCCCGCTCCAAAACTACCATTATTATTCGAAGCCCCGATATACTGATTTTGATTTGGTTTATTTGCGGCATTTTTATTTACGGTTGCTTGTAATGCACCCCTTCTATAAAAATCTACTTGTGTTGTTCCCGTCCTACCAAAACCGACAAGTCCGCTCATAGGTGATACAATAGCCGTAGATATTCCTGTTGCTGCTTCCCAAGCGTTCGCGCTACTTAAACTTGATGAATTAGGTGTATAACACCACGCTCTATCACCCGCACCATATACACAAGCCAAAGGTCTTGATTGATTATCGTCGCTGGCATAAAATCCCATTGCTCCACCTGAAAGTGTTAAAGATGCTGTCGCTTCAGGGTTTAAGTAGGTATTGGCATAAGTATCAGTTATGTTTCCCGTCATACCACTTGCGTTGTGTGTCCAACCCCCGTTAAATTGTAATCTATATGCCCCATCTGTATCAAGTGGGTTTTTACCATTAAACTTATGTCCCGCAGCATTACCACCCAAAATAGGATAAAAACAAATCAACTTATCCCATAAACCATTAGAAACAAGTGAAGTAAATAATGTTCTTGTCGCTGCTGAAATTGTTGATGTAATACCCGTTCCACCCGCATTTACAACCGCTGATAAATAAGCATTCGCTTCAGTAGTTCCACTTGGTGGTGGTGTAATAGATGGTGTTGGTGTGTTTGTTGGAGTATTGGTTGGAGTTTTTGTAGGTGTTGTTGTGTTGGTTGGTGTATTAGTAGGCGTAATAGAAGGGGTATTGGTTGGAGTATTGGTTGGTGTTATAGTATTTGTCGGTGTATTAGTTGGAGTTAAAGTTGGCGTTGGCGTCTGCGTATTAGTTGGTGTAGTTGTCTGCGTTGGTGTAATTGAAGGTGTCGGCGTAATTGTCTGCGTCGGGGTAATACTCGGCGTAGGTGTTGGTGATACATCAGGTTGTGGCACATTCATTACAACAGCACCAACCCATACATTACCAGGTTGTCTTGAACCTGGTGGATATAACATATCATTGATTTTCGGTTGTCTTCTTGGTGCTTGGTATGGTCGTAATTTCATATATGATAAATATAATATCGGCTTATGAAAATGGGGAGTGTTTAACCCCCCATATTTCAAGGTTTTAATTAAGATTGGAATGTGAATCCACCTGCAGTAAATACTGCTTGGATAGTAGTTGATACTGCTACCTGTCTGATTGAGGTTGGTTCCCCACCAGTCATTGTAATTGCTGTTGCTCCGTTCAAGTCGGTGTAAGCCTGACCTGTGTTCAAAGAACCTGCAGTAACTAATAGACCATTGTCTAATCCCACGAGCCAATAATTAGAATTATTATCTTCTATTAATGCGGTGATTGAATTTTGACTTGCCAAATCTACAAATGTATCTCTTAAAGATGTTTGTAATTTAGGTAAGTTTATCACGATTTCTGGTTGGAATGTGATACTTTGACTTGTTGTATTGATTCCAAGTGTTTCACTCAAAGAACCTGCTTGTTTTGGTAATTGGAATTTGAACCAAGTTCCTGTTCCACCAATTGCAGATACTTCTGAATTAGTAACAGTATAACCTGAAATTGTATTTCCTGAACCTCCAAGCAACCAAGCGGTTTTGATTCCGCCAGAGGAGTTCGTTCTGCAATCAAGAGTATAGCCAGAATTTAAATAACATGCTGCCATAATTTTATTATTTTAGTTTTTTTTTTGATTTATTTATGTGTTGTTTGGTTGCTTCAAATCTTTTCATTAACTTTGTATTGTAATAGAAAGGAGAAACAACCAAACAGACACTAATGATTATTTACAAACGCAGAAAGACGCTACATCAAATACACCCAATCCGTAGGTAACACCTGCTTGGATTTTGACTATATTTTCAAAGGGGTCATAAATTGAGCGAACAGTCATAATCTCTTGGTTCATTCCAAACATGTAGTACGAGCTCGGCCCAGCGTAATACGCATTGATACCATCAAGTCCTACTGTTGGCCTAACGGCAACATTGGTTCCCGGTAGCATCAATGACCACTCGGCACCTTCAGCGGCCCCTGCAGAATCTAATGTGAATAGGTTTACGAATGATGAATTTCTCATAGAAGCGACCAAACCTCTGTAGTTAGCGTATGAACAATAGATAGCCAAATCATCCATGTGTAATACATTACTCGGAATATTTTCGTAAATCTTTGTGAATACATCCAAACCCGTGCTGCTGGTAGCGGCACTGTAAGCGATTTGAGTTGCACCATTACCTGATGTAATCAACGCTCCAACACCATTGAAACATGCGTTTCCGTAAGTTCCACCTGATGCAGTTGTGTTATTCCACAATTGTTTTTCAACTTGGTTAGCAATTCTGTTTGAAATATCTGTTAAGATAACCTCTTCAAAAGGAACTGATTCCTGAAAGTTTGCATTTGTTAATGATTGACTCAAGTATGTATCATACAAATCGTAAGGACACAATTGTTGGTTAACCTTTTTGTTACACAAGTCAACTGTTACAAGATTTTGTACTGTTGCACCTGTTGGGTCAAATCCACAACTCATATCTTGAAGGATTACATCATTGGTTACGAAACCAACTTTTTCTGTTGTTCCTTTCAAGTTGATTCTCAAAGATGCGTATCTTGGTAAAGTCAATCCCAAGATTGCCTTAATTAACATATCTGAACCATAAGAGTTGAAGGTTGGTAAGTTTGTTAAGTCATAGTTAAATGACAATTTTTTCTTATTTTCCATTTTTTTAGTTTTTTGTTTTAGTTTATTTTCTTAATGATTTAATTATATCCAATTTGTAATCAGAAAATGATTGAGTATAAGATTTCTTTTCTTCTACTGCTTTTCTTTCTGGTGACTTTTTGAATGTATCAAAATCGGTTTTTAATGAGTTTAACTCTGTTTTGAATTTTCCGTTCATAGAACCAACCAATTCAAGTAGGTTGTTAATTGATAATTTGATATCTTCAATGTCTTTTGAAAAGTCAGTATTCATTTCTTCTGGTTTCATCATTTCCTCAACATTTTCTCTTTGAGTAATTTTACCATCTAAAACTTGAATCCTGATTTTCACTTCGTTTCCACTGGTGTCCTTTAAGGTTACTTGATGTTCTCCGTTAGGTGCTGGTTCTTTACTACCATCTTCCTTAACCAAGAATACATCTTCACCAACATCAAAAGTTGTTGATTCTAAAGTATTACCTTGTGAATCTTTTGCTTCCGTGTAGTCCATCATTCTACCTGCTTCTTGTTCAACCTCTGCTTCATTACCACCATCTTTTTGGGATACGGAAATAATTACAGATTCTGAATCAAGGGTTATAACAACACCTTCTCTTGTTTCGTGTGAACCTTCGGGTGCTGGTGCAAGTGTGGATTCTTTTACAATATAAAGGCTTTGACCTGGTTGAAAATCATCTTCCATGTTGTTTGTTACCTCTGTGGTTCCATCAACAAGGAAAGTAGATTTAAAGGTCTCTTTCTTAAATTGTAATCCTAACATTTTTACGATATTATCAATTGCTTGTGCTGCGTTCATAAGTTTAATCGTTTATTTGTTTTATTATGTTTATGATTTCTTGTAATAAATATTCATCATTATTTTGAGCAGAAAAGTTCATGATAAAGTTTCCTTCAACACTAAACCCTTTTACTTTACCTTTCTTGATAAATTCATTCCAAATGTAATCTCCTTCTTCTGTGTCCAATACTTTGAAACCTGCCATCCAAGTTCCCATTGGTACATTATCTTTTGTAAAACCTAATTCATAGGCTTTGTCTGATTCCCCTGATACAATCCAACTCTCAACCATTACAACACTTTCCATTTTGTTTTCAGTGTGTTCATAGTTTGTCTTATCCAATCTCTTTTCAATCATGTAAAGGTTTTGGATTTTCTCAATTACCTGTGGTGTGAATCTAACAAAATACTTTTCATTGTTATCATCCAATCTTGGTATTAGAATATTAGGTATCATTAGCGGAGAATACACCATTCTTTTTTCATCATCAGATTTAAATCCCATCTTGGACATTCCCTGTTGTGATATGATGTATGCTACCTCACTCTTTCTTTTTGTTTCAGGTGAGT